AAAAGAAATAAAATCTGATCAATGGGAAATAATTGAATTCCCCGCGATTCTCCCTTCAGGAAAACCTGTTTGGCCAGAATATTGGAAGTTAGAAGAACTCGAAGGAGTAAAGGCATCACTGAGCATCGGAAAATGGAACGCTCAATGGATGCAAAATCCAACAGCGGAAGAAGGATCGTTGATCAAGAGGGAATGGTGGCGGAAATGGGACCGTGATTACATTCCAACGTTAAAACATGTTATTCAAAGCTATGATACGGCTTATTTAAAAAAAGAATCAGCCGATTATTCGGCTATTACGACTTGGGGGGTGTTTTATGAATCCGATGACGCCGCTCCGAACTTAATTCTCCTAGATGCGATGAAAGAACGGTTAGAATTTCCAGAATTGCGGAAAGTGGCTAAAGAACAGTACGACTATTGGAAACCTGAAACGGTTATAATTGAATCGAAGGCATCAGGACTTCCTTTAACTTATGAGTTGCGAAAATTGGGTATTCCTGTTATAAATTACACACCTAGCAAAGGTAATGACAAACATGCTAGAGTACACGCCGTTTCGCCGCTTTTTGAAAGTGGCCAAATTTGGGCGCCGGNCGAAAAGTTCGCAGAAGAGGTTATTGAAGAGTGTGCATCTTTTCCTTATGGAGATCATGATGATTTGGTGGACAGTATGACACAAGCGGTAATGAGATTTCGTCAGGGCGGTTTTATTCAACACCCCGAAGATGAAAAAGACGAAAGTTTCTATACCACACAATAGGACGTATTATTAATGTTATCGAGAGAAACACTGATCAGCATGTTAAAAGAACGAATACCCGTCGAGCTATAATGCTCATGACGTAGACAACATGAGTGTACAAGAATTAGACGATTTATTAGATTATTTAGATTCAATGCAAAACAAAGCAAACGGAGGAATGATGTTAGACAACACAAAAACTTATCACCAAGCAAAATGATTATACAGCACCACCAGATTTAGAAGTTATGATTGGTTATGCAAATGGTGGTGGCGTGGGTTCAATGATGCAACCCAAGAAGAAAAAATTTGAAATGCANGGTGGAGTTAGAAATTATTTAGGAAAACAAAAAGAAGTTAAAGCTCCTTTAAATTGGCAATCCAGTCCCGATCATCCTAAAACAGAATTAGCTTACATTACAAAAAAAGAAAAAGATTTATTAGTTAAAAAAGATTTACACGGCTCACTAAAAGGTGGTGTTAACAGAGGGCCTTCAGGAATCATGAGTTTAAATGGATGGGGATCATATGATGGACCAGATACAAGTAAAGACACAGGTATGTCCGGTGCAGCAACAAGTGCTGCTGAAACAGGTAGTAAAAATCTAGCTGATATAAAAGAAGTTCAGGCATACATGGGACCAAAAGGTTTACCACCTGGAGTTATGCCTAAAGAAGCTGAAGATTATAGAAATGCATTTATTGCAGCCGGTGGTGGTCAAAGAGTTAATCCAGGTTTTTTTGATAGTAGAAATTATGTAAGCCCTGCTGAATTAGCAGCAGCTAAAGCATATAATCCCGGTGCTTTTGCAGCAGGTCGTAAAGGTAGTGGTCTTTTAGGTTTTCTTGGAGGCGGTGGAATTTTAGGAGCTTTGGTTAGAGGTCTAGGACAAAAACTTGGTTTTGGTAAAACATATAATGAACCAACTTATGATATGTCAGAGTTTAATGATTTAGGATTATTAAGTAATAAAATAAATCCTACTTTTCCAAATGATTTAGGTAATGAAATTGCATTAAACACAATAGGGTCAAAAAAACTCGTTACTCCTCCAGGTTGGACTATTCAAGATGAAATGGTAGATGTGAGTAATTATAAAGCACCTCCAACAGGAATTATGATGGCGGGTGGGTATCCTAATGTAACGCAAGAATATATGGATGATCAAACTAATTATAGAGGGCCTGTACAAAATGTAACTTATCCAAATTTAGCAAATCAAATAAATAAATATCCCGGAGCAGTTGGTCCGGCGTTAGCAACAAATTTAGATTCTTGGCAATATAATGATAGTAGACTTCCTAGTGAGACGGACTTAACGTGGTCTGGAATTACTAATAATCCTCCTACAGGAACAGTTTATCCAGGTGCTTCTTGGGGGAACGTAGATGATTTTTCTGCAATTGATAATCAGGTTGCTTTTGCTCCCAACTCTATAAAAGATAGACAATTAAAACAAGCGTGGAATATATATACTGAAACAGGCATGGAACCACCAAACTTAAAAAGTTTAATGAAAGAAGATTTAGAGTCTGGTGGACAGCTTTCATTAGATGAAGACGCTTATTCACTGATAGGCTAGGTAATGGCTATTAATTATACCGACGCACAAATAAGAAAATTATTTCCAACATATTTTGACGCTGCTGCAACGGCAACTCAAGTTGATGAAGACATAATCAAAGAAATTTTAAGAATGTATTCTGCCAAAGAAGGTGGCAGAACATATATTGGAAATCAATTAAAATTAGATCAATCAGTTGTTGGTAGAGTTTTAGATAAAGCATTTGAAAAAAATATACTTAAACCAGTTAAACCCGGTGAATTTAAAACTAAAGATACACAAAGAATATACAAAGACATTAGTGAAAGAAAAATTTATAAAACAGTTAGACCTATTACTGCTAACGATAGAAAAATAAATCCAGATATTCCAGCTAATGCAAAATTTAAAGTCCAAGTTCCATCAGGAGAAAAAGGCACAAGCACTAAAATGGTTTATACTACTACAGAAGCTGCAGCAGAAAATGCAATTAAAAAAGCAGATAAATTTACAGAAACTGCAAAACTAGCTAAAGAAAAACCTTTTAAAGAGGCAGTAAAATCAATTCATAAAATTGCTATGGCTGATCCAGAAGATTTAAACAGTATTAAAAATTTATCTAAAATGGTTTACGGCGCAGACGATGTAAAAAACCTTACAAGGACTGCAAATGATTTAGTGAGGTATCAAGAATTTTTATTAGGGTTTAAACCTATCGCTGGCATTTCTATTCCTGCCGGGGATAAACTAACTGATATTATTTCAGAGTTTCCTTCTTCAGGTCAGTGGGGTAAATTTGCAGCAGGAGCGATTAGAGAATCAAAATTAAAAATGAGAGATCAGTTGTTAAAAACTAAAGGTCCTAAACTTATTACTTTAAGAAATAATATTTTAAAATTTATAGATTCAGGAGCAATGGAATTAGATGAAGCTATGGGTGTTTCAGCAACTTTTGAAAAAGCTCCAGGTTATACAGAACTTGGTCAAGTAATTAAAAAAAGTATTAATCAAGCTAAAAGCAAAGAAATTGATAATCCTTTTTCCAGATTATTTTCAAAAGTAATAGCGGGAGAGACTAACCCTACCATTATGCATAATGGTGAAAAAATAGGAGTAAAAGAATTTAATAAAATATCTAAAGAATTTCAAAAAATAAATAAAGTTGATACCCCTATTATTGAATATAAACCTGGTGAATCTTTAGACGCTTCTAAATTTATAAAACATTTTGATAAACTTTCTCCAGAAGCACAAAAAAATGTAACTGAATTAGCTAATAAAGGAATTGTTTTAAAATCAACAGCAATGCCTATGAGTTTATTAGAATCTTCTATAATGGCTTATAAGAATGCACCCGATGGTGCTCCTCTTAAAAAATATTTAGAAAAAAATATTGCTCGTTGCGCAGACGGCTGCTTTATAAAAGTTGCAAATAAAAATCCTGAAAGAATTGCTAAAAAATTAAGTGAAGATNCAAAAACTTATTCGTTTATTTCGAGGCGAGTCTTTTCCACAAAGAAATATGGCGGGTTTCAAATCTAAAGCAAAATTTTTTAAAACGACAATACCTGAAATAAAAAAAGACACATTATCTGGTCAATGGTTTACACCTACTCAAGATCACGCTGGTTCTTATTTATCACGTCCGGGTCGAATGAAATATGTAGATGTAACACCCGCTGAATTAGAATCTTTTCAGAGATATAAAGATAGAGTAAATAAAAGGCCGATAAAATATAGTGTAGCACGTCAAATGGGAAAACCAGAAAGAGCAATGCACATGGTGACTGACTCTTTTCATCATCAACTTATTCCAAGATATAAATTAAAACAAATGGAAGAAGCCGGAAGACTAAAAAGTAAATTCGATCTTAATCCTTTCCGTAAAAGCTCTATAGGGGATGCACCACTTATTCCAGCTACCAGGGGAGTGTTAGAATGGAATAGGGATTTAGGAGCTTTTGTAGATTCAGCAAATCCTGGTGTAGCGGTGGGACAAAATCAATTGAAAGCTTGGGCTGCTGATAACCCCCTGTCAGTTAAAGCTGGAACAGAAGACGCTTTCAAACCCATTAAAAAAAGTATGTTAAAAACAATTGGTAAATCTCTAGCCTATGTCGGCGCTCCACTACCAACGGCTGTCATAGATAGTTACTTTATTGGAAAACAAATTTCAGAAGATAGACCAGCAGCAAATATTGCTAAAGATCCGTTGAACTGGTTAGGACTAGCTACGATGTCAACATTATCAGAAATTTCTGGTGTATCAAAACCAGGTAAAATAAATACAGCATTAAGATTAGGAATGAGTCCAGGTTTAATTAGAGGAGCATCAAGATTTTTGGGAATACCGGGATTAATTATTAGTACCGGATTAACAGCGTATGACCAATATAATAAATATCAAAATGAAGAAGGATTTATTTACAATTTGTTCAATGATCAAAAGGAAGTTCTCCTATAATTGACAATAGGGGGGACAACTGATACACCACCTTTAAGGTGTTGAATCAATCATAAATAGAGGATAGAATAGTCAAATGGCCAAAATAGATAAAGCATTACCCAATACAAAAACGGAAATAGAAATTCCAGGACAAGAAGAAATAGTTGAAACGCAACAAGAGATTGTTGAAAGACAACAAGCCGGTCAACCAGAAATTTCCATGGAAGAAGATGGAGGAGCAACTGTAGAATTTGATCCTTCTCAAGTTAATCCCGAAGGTGGACAAGATCATTTTGAAAATTTAGCAGAATATCTAGAAGATAAAGTTTTAGATCCATTGGCGTCAGAGCTAATGGATAAATATAAAGATTACAAACAATCAAGACAAGAATGGGTTGAAAGTTATAGAGAAGGTTTAAACCTTTTAGGATTTAAATATGTTTCAAGAACCGAACCCTTTAGAGGTGCAGCAAGTGTAACTCACCCAGTTTTAGCTGAAGCAGTAACTCAGTTTCAGGCTCAAGCTTATAAAGAATTATTACCTGCAGAAGGTCCCGTTAGAACTCAAATTTTAGGAGATGTTAATGTTCCTAAAGAAGAACAATCTAAACGTGTTAAAGATTTTATGAATTATCAAATTATGGATCAGATGAAAGAATATGAACCAGAATTTGATCAGATGCTTTTCTATCTACCCCTTAGCGGCTCAACTTTTAAGAAAGTTTATTATGATGATCTTTTGGGAAGAGCCGTTTCCAAATTTATACCGGCTGAAGATTTAGTCGTTCCGTACTCTGCTACCTCATTAGAAGATGCGGAAGCTGTAATCCACGTTATACGTATTTCTCAAAATGATTTACGTAAACAACAAATCAATGGCTTTTATAGAGACATTGATTTGGGAGAACCGCCNNTACAANAAGATNNNTTAAAANAAAAAGAATTAGAATTAGAAGGTATNAGACAAACNGGTACAGAAGANATGTACACAATTTTAGAAATGCATGTTAATTTAGATTTAGATGGTCATGAAGATGTTGATCCGGAAGATGGTGAACCTACTGGAATTAAATTACCTTATATTATAACTATTGATGAAGCGAACTCAAAAGTTTTATCAATTAGAAGAAATTATAAAGCACAAGATCCATTAAAGAAAAAACAAGATTATTTTGTTCACTTTAAATTTTTACCAGGTCTTGGTTTTTATGGTTTAGGTTTAATTCATATGATTGGTGGATTAAGTAGAACTGCAACTGTTGCTTTAAGACAATTATTAGATGCAGGAACTTTAGCAAACTTACCAGCTGGTTTTAAAACTAGAGGTGTAAGAATGCGTGATGATGCACAACCATTACAACCTGGAGAATTTAGAGATGTTGATGTACCTGGTGGAAATATTAGAGATCAATTTATGCAATTACCATTTAAAGGACCAGATCAAACTTTATTAGCTTTAATGGGTACTGTTGTTCAAGGAGCTCAAAGATTTGCATCAATTGCTGATGCACAAGTAGGCGATATGAATCAACAAGCCGCGGTCGGTACTACAGTTGCATTATTAGAAAGAGGATCAAGAGTAATGTCAGCGATCCACAAAAGACTATACGTTGGTCTTAAAAATGAATTTAAATTATTAGCTGAAGTTTTTAAAACTTACTTACCTCCAGTTTATCCATATGATGTACCAGGAGCAAGAAGAGAAATTAAAGTTCAAGACTTTGATGATAGAATAGATATTTTACCAGTTGCTGATCCAAATATTTTTTCTCAAACACAAAGAATTTCAATGGCGCAAACACAATTACAACTAGCACAATCAAATCCTAAAATTCATAATTTATATCAAGCCTATAGATCAATGTATGATGCTATTGGAATTAAAAATGTAAATTCAATTTTACCACCACCACAACCACCACAACCAATGGATCCAGCATTAGAAAATATTTTAGCTATTAGTGGAAAACCTTTTCAAGCGTATCCAGGTCAAGATCATAAAGCTCATATTGATTCTCATTTAAGTTTTATGTCTGTTTCAATGGTGCAAAATAATCCAATGGCAATGATGTCTTTACAAAAAAATATTTTAGAGCACATTTCTATAATGGCACAAGAGCAAGTTCAGTTAGAATTTGTTGAAGAAATGAAAGAAATGCAACAAATTCAACAACAACTACAACCAATGATGCAGAATACACAAATGCAACAACAAATGATGCAGAATCCACAAGCAATGCAGATGCAACAACGAGTTCAACAGATAACTTCACAGATTGAATCAAGAAAAGCTGTGTTAATTGCAGAAATGATGAAGGATTATGCTAAAGAAGAAGACAAAATTAGTTCTGAAGTAGGTGGTGATCCATTATTAAAACTAAAATCAAGAGAATTAGACCTTAAAGCAAGAGCAGATCAAGACAAAAACGCTAGTAATGAAGCTAGACTTGATTTAGACACAATGAAGGCTATGATGAACGACCAACAACACGATGAAAAGCTTGAACAAAACGAAGAAT